GACCGCATTGCTGGCAGGAGCGCAGCAAATGATATTGGCAACGCAGAAAATAGTGGCGGATCGGATGTGTTTCAGATTAGAGGGCTAAATAATGAGTGGACTAGCGATTTTTGTTATGCCTTTAAGCCATCAACTCAAACACAATTTGGCATCTATTCCCTGATAGGAAATGGATTCGGCTTTCGCGTAAATCCCTCGCTGCGTCCAGCAGTTCAAGTAAAGACTGAGCCAAGTGGGAATAAAGGCGATACAAGACTTCTTTGCGAAACAGATGGAGTATCGCAAGCACAGCGCGACAAATTTAACACAATCTTCTCAAGCCGAGGCGGTGTAATAAAAAAGAATGGAGTCGGCTTTAGTGGATTCACGAGTTTTGTAATTGGAGACACAATTACATATTTTCTGGATCCCGCTAGCGACGCGAATAGGGTTTTTGTTGGCGTGCAGTCAGGACCAGATCACAATGAAACATGCCGCGATGTTGCTCAGACTGTTTCAGGTCGGCAGCGAAGCTGGGACGACGCTTTAATGATAGGAGAGCTGTATCGCTTTGGAAGCGCATTTTTTATTTGCGAAACAAGAAGCCCGCAAGACGAGATATTCGCATCAGAGGTTGACAGCGAGCCAATTGGCGGTGGGCAAGGAATGGCATATACGCTGCGATGTGTAAGAAACGGATCAGCAATACTAAATGGAAGCGATAGCGCTTCTCCCGCAACCGCTACCACACATTTATTCAAAACTGCGATCTCAAGCTTTGCGCTTCCGAGAGCATCGCAAATTATTGAAATTGGTTTTCGCAGCATTCTTGGTATTCGCATTAGCGGTATCTGCAACTTTAGGGACTCTCTTAGCCTTTCCGAAATTGATGGGCGAGCTTGCAGTTACTTTAACGGTAGGGTTTACAGCCCAGGCCAAAGCCTTGAGCTTAGCACATACCAGTCGGGCTCATTTAGCGGTTCAGAGATCAGGTATTCATTTTTCAAAATTGCATATAGAGTTGCCGGAAGCGACGATGAATTTACCTACATTGACCAGTGTTTCGGCACTAGGGGGCTGACGCAGCAGGCAACCTACAACTACATCCGCTTGCAAATGCCATCAGTACAAAGATGGGAATTTCGCATTGAGCCGCTGAGTGGATGGGAAATTCGCAGCGGTTTTGGCTATGCCAGCGGCAGCCTGGAGGTGCTCGATGCGCGGATCGGCGGCACGAGGACCGTGGCATCGGGAGCTGGGACAAGCGTTGTTACGGTGACGTACAGCGGAGAGCCAGTGTCCCGCACTCAGGACACGTTCTCGATTGCTGCCACCAAGGACAAGGGCCTGGGCGTCGCCCTTGGCGATTCCGGCGATTACGCGGATGCGTTTGGGAGGCTAGCCGAAGCCTTTGTATTTGAAGAAATCCAAAGTTCGGCCAAGTCGCCAGAGCACGAAATTACATATGTCAACCTTATAGCAAAAAACCCAAATACGCCAAACTATGACAATATGGCGATTATTGGCGCGAACCTGCGAAGCAGCACAGAGCTTAGCCAGCTGAGTCAATTTTCCATCTACCTTAATGAGGGCATCGGCAGCGTTCATACATTTCCCGAAGTGCTTGAAGATAAGCTCAGAAACAGTCGCTACGGTGTTGGCTCAATCCTGAGTCCAGAGCTTATCGACGAGCAGGGCTTCAGCTATTGTGCTCAGTGGACGAGAAATCGTCGCTATTTTTTTGATGGTGGCATTCCAGAGCCAGTCAACCTGCGCCAATGGGGATCGCAGACCGCTGGGTACTTTTTGCTTGACTTCGTTACTCGGAATGGCAAAATTTCGCTCCAGCCAGCAGTTTATTTTGATCAGCCAGAGGCAATTACTGGCTTTTTTACAGCTGGCAATATAATTGAAGACTCTTTTGAATTTGTTTATGCCGAAGTTGATCAGAGAACTCCAAAGCGTTTTTCAATTAAATGGAGGCAAGAGAAGGCGAGCGATGACCTAGCGGCAAAGGGGCTATTCCCTGTCATCAGAGAGGTAACTGTACGCGAAGCTGGGACACCAGAAGACGCGCCGCTTGAGAGCATTGATCTTACTGATTTTGGAACAAGCGAAATACATGCAATTGATGTTGGAAAGTATTTTGCTCGGATCAGTCGCCTAATTACACATTCCGTCAAATTTAAGACCGTTCCTACCCAAGCAGCGCTTGAGATTGGACGATGCTTTTTGCTAGGCCTTGAAACAGTCGCATATTTACAGCCAAACAACGGAGCAATAGATAGCAATGGAAAAATAACTAGCGTAGAGCCACTCGCCAATGGCACTTACGATGTGATGCTTTGGGATGGGACAACAAGTTCAATTATTGAAACCAAGCTTCCGGTTGCGAATCAGTCCACAACTGCATACGCTAGCGCTGTGTTTTGCATTAAGCAAAGCGCTCAAGAGACTCGTGCCTATAAAACTCAGTCGATTGGTTTTGATGAAGACGGAAACATAGAAGTTAATGCAATCTACTTTCCACTTGACGATAAAAACTACAGTCTGATAGCGGATGGCTGGGATGTAGAGGAAAACTGGATAATCGAGGGGAGGGTTGGCACAAGTGAAAATACTGCACCAGGCACTAGCCAGTTTAATGGTGTGCAAATAGTTGGCCCAAGCAGCATTGCTGTTAATGCTGATTCGATTTACAGCGCTTTGGTAAGCGGCGGGGCAGGGGCGTACTCCTATTCATGGTCTGGGCCTGGCATAACATTCGGCACCCCAAATGCAGCTGTAACAAGCGTGAGCGCAGCAAGCGCGGGATTGAAAACGATAACCTGCGCCGTCACCCGTGATGGCAGTACCAAAACAGCAACAAAAACAATCACAGCAGTGGCATCTGAGTCCACAAGCCTAATCGGAGTGGTCACTATCACAGGAAATCTAAGCGCTTCGGTAAATACACAACTGCCATACAAACTTTCTTACCAGGGAATGCCACAGGCGACGCAAGCTGGATCATTTATCCCAGGCAAGCAATATCAAATAGCCACAATAGGCTCAACTGATTTCACGCTGATTGGAGCCAGTGCCAATGCAGTCGGGACTATTTTTACTGCATCTGGATCTGGCTCTGGGAGTGGTACTGCTGATTCGATGAACGCTGCATTTATCAGCTGGAGCTGGTCTTCAAACACCAACGGGGCTGCTGCATCAATCAGTAACTCAGGCGCACCAATGGCCAGCGTTACATTTGGGTTGGCCGGCACTTATGCGCTTACCTGCACAGTCAGCTCCCCGGCTGCCAGTGACAGCCCACAATCCAAAACCATCACCGTAAATGTGGCATGACTGAATTTCCATCCATAGTCCCAACTTCTCGCAATGTCACGCTAGGCACGTATCCAGTCAAACGGTTCAACAGTATCGCTGGAACTGGAATCACAAGAATTTATGGTAGTCAGCCATTTGGCTCAGGGCTAGAAATGAATTTTGAAAATATCCCAGACAGCTCGGCATCGTTAATTTCTGATTGCTACAATAACGCTAGAGGTGGATATGATCAAATAGGCATCCCGGAAACGCTATGGAAGGGAATGGAGAAAAAATCAGGTCTCAGCCTAAAACTGGAGCGTGACTATATTTGGCGTTTTGCTGAGCCGCCCAGGATTACATCTGTTCGCCCTGGCAGAAGCAGCGTTACTGTGAGGCTAGAGGGAATGCGTGACGGCTGATGGCTGTAGTGACTGGGGGAAACGGAGAGCTGCGCTATGGTGGGCTGCGAGTCGGCAAATGTCGAAGCGTCAGTATTGATGTAGCACGCGACACCCTGGAGACAACTGGACTTGGCGACTACGATCGTACCTATGTCAGCGGCCTGCGCGGTGCAACTGGGAGCGCTACCGTTTTGTACGATGAGACCGATTCAGCTGTAAACAGCCTGATAGCAGATATTTTCAGCAACAATCAAGATGCGCAGGAGTTCGGAATGATACTAAATACTGCTACCGGAAAAGCCTTGCGGTTCTCGGCAATTATTACTCAAATGGGCGTGCCAGTTTCTGCGGGCGAGGTAGTTGCCTGTAATTTTAATTTTCAAGTTTCTGGGCCATTTAGGGAGACGATCTAATGCCCGTCCTTGGCGTTGGTGGTACTGTAAAGCTTATTCGTGAAGCACCAGAGCCAGTTGTTTTGCCAACTAGCGCCTTGGCGCCAATCTACAACAGTATCTACCTGAGCAGCCCAGAATTTTGGAGCGGGGATGAAGTCACTGTCTCAAGTTCTCGCGGGCTGCCAATTGATGCAGGCGGCGACGGTCCAGATTGCCCAGACGGACATGCAATGTATGGCGAGAGTCCATGGTATATTGGCGAAAATCGTCTTCATATAGCCAGTGATTCCAGCAATTTCTATGGCAATAGTGATCAGGCTTCGTTTTATACAAGCGAGGCAGACTGTGGCCTGACAACTTCGGCAAAACTGTATATCTATAGGGACCAGCTTGACAGAATTAGTTTTTATACTTCCAGGGCTGATGCAATAAATGGCTATCCGAATAATCGCATAAACATTTTTAACGTAGACTGCGGGCCAATTATTATGGCGGCAGCCGGTGGAGCAGACTATAATAATGCTGTTGCAAGGTGTGTTGCCTACATGGGAGAAGAGTGGGCCAGTGATACGCGAGACGAGGTAACACTTAGATCTATTTGCAGTTTCGCTCCAACTTACTCTGAACCAACTGCAGGCACAGGAGACTACGCTAATGCAGACATAAGGCCTCGATGGTATGTCAATAATACCGACAACAACGGTTCGCTATGGATGCTTCAGTGCGATCTTGTTAGCTGGTCGCTAAATCTTGACTCCAGGCAAATTGATACAACTGCGGTAGGCGAAAAGTTTGGCGATGCAGTCAAAAGCGTCGTCAATGGTGGCGGGACATTCGACTTTATTGTTGATAGGCTTACCTCAGAAAATCAAAACGATAGCACAGAGCTGATGAAGCTCCTTCTCCTGGTGGAGAAAGGATGCAAGGCAAAAGCGCAGTTCTGGATGATAGCAGAAGAAGATCGTAGTGGTGAAATGCCGCCTGGCGGACTTTACTATGAAGCTAGTATTTTGATAACCTCTACAGCGATAAATGTTAGACCTACCGAAGTTATTGCTGGGTCTGCAGATTTCGCGACTGTTGGCGAGATCGCCCTTAAGATGGGTGCATACTAGCGACCCGGCGCACTGTGGCTAAGATTGTACGTGGCGGACTGACTGGCTCGGCCGATAGCCTCAGCAGCTCACAAGGAAACTTTCGCGCCCAGGTCTCTGCACTCCTTGATGCTGTCAGGCAGCTTATTGGAAATCCAGAAATTGGCGCTGGATCTATCATAAATGATCCGCTTAACGCCCCTTATGTTTTGTACTGGAATCCATACACCGGAAAAGATACATTTGTTGGCGGAAGCTACAGCACTGCCGGAGACGCAACAAAACGCATTGAACTGCAGCGCCTTGAATGCGGATACACGCCAACCAGGCCTTTTCGCACAATCAATCGTGCAATTATTGAAGCTGGAATAATTACTGCAAAAGCTTACTACCAAAATCCACTAATTGACTCTGATCTTGTCAGCATTGTTTTGGCGCCAGGAGCCGCATCAGTTCTCAACGGAGCCGGAGCCACCAGCGTTTCCGAGTGGGAGAGTGGCAAGGAGCCGACAGATAGCGAGCTACAGGCTTTTAACCCAAGTCTAAACGGCGGGATCCTTCTTCCGCGAGGAGCCTCGAT